CTTTAATTCTATTTTCAACCATATCGGCAATGGTTGGTTCGGCTTCGATAAAATCGGCTATCATGGAGACCATGTAGCCAATGGTGTATCGGTCGGCTCGGGCTTGTTCGGTGCCTCTAAGCCTTTCGGAAGTATTAATGTGGTTCATTAGGGACTCGGCAAGGGTTAGGGAATAATTTACCTGGCTCTTAGATTTTCGCATGGTATTTACCTTGTTGGTTATCAAAGGAGCCATTATACACCGGAACGGCAATATTGTCAAGGATACCGAAAATGCCCCTAGGTTCCGGAGTGGTATTCGGATACCGATGGCGAAGCGTTGAGAACCCAGGTTCTCAAATTGGATCGGAATGTAGTACTTTGGTTTCTCGTAGGGTATTCCGAGGCACTCAGAGGTCCTCAGAGGGTAATACTTTTGTTTTCGGTAGTGGGGGACGGGGAGTACTTTTGTTTTCCTTTGAGGGCCTTAGGGGGCCTCTGGTATAAAAAAAAGTTGTTCTATGGCCAAACTCTTTTTTCGTATTTTTTATTTTCTGAGGCCCCTAGAGATATTTCGAATTTTACCGATTTTGCGTTCCTAAAATTTTTTTCAGGTGGCCCTCAGAGGATTTTCGAATTTTTCCAAGCGTTCTTTAGTATAGGCTTAATCATAAAGAACCACAGAAGGTGGCAGAATACTCCTATAATAACCCCGTATATAAATTCAGTCATTTCGTCCATCTTCTCCAATAAGTATATCCATTTCTACCGAAATTCTTGAGGAACCAAAAGAATATCAGATAGGCATACAGTCTATGATAGATTCTTTTACTCAGAGGCAACTCCGTGATATAGCAGAAGACATTCGGTGCGTTTTCACAGGTACACTGGTAAGGATCCGAGGTCCGGTCTGAGCAATAATGACAAGCATCAGTCATAGCCTGATAGTCTGTCTCGTCTACAGAATGATACAGAGCAATTTTACCATTGTACAGACAGGTGCCTTCAAGATTGTAATCATAGAAACTCTTAGTATAATAGAACTTCATGTCCTCATACGGTATCTTTATCATCTTCGAATCGCTTTATTAATCACGTTGACTCGTGTTGCTATCGGTTCATCCAACTCCATGACTCGCTTTTCAATTTCTTCTCGTTCTTTTTCAACGGCATCATCAATTCTCTTTAACCATAGTCGAGCGTGTTTTTTGCTATAGTCGTCTCTAACCATTTCGGCAAAATTCACAAGTTCATCAAATGAAAACTCATAGCACTTGTGCACATCACCGGAATCGTATTCAATCGAAGAAAAATATTCTTTAGCCATCTCAATTATTTTTTGTTTATTCATTCTTTAATTCCAAAATGGTGTTTAATATGTCCTGATGGATTCGTTCTTAATAGTTCATCAGCATACAAATCGGCGATTGTTGCACATTCTAGAATCAGCAATTCGGCAAACCTCTCTGTGGCTTCGTGTGAGTTTCCTACTCGGCTAGTAGGACCTAGAAGTCCAGCCTGTTCGGCAAGTTGTCCTATTCGTTTGTTCATTCCTGGACTCCGAATTGTTCTAATTGTTTTATTAGATTAGGTATTGCTTTCTTGTCTATAGTCAGATAAAATGGACCAATATCATCATAAGCGTGTATTTGTATTTTTACCGTTTTACCGGAATCGATAACTGAAAGATAAGGTTTATCTGTTGAGTTCATTCCTGGACTCCGAAGTAGTTTAAGATGTTTCCACCGACCCATTCGACTTTATTCTCGCTGACCATATCAGCTATTCTTGCCGCTTCTCTAATCAGCAATTCGGCAAACTTTATGTCGTATGATTCCGCATAGACTTTTAATGCTTCTTCTTTGTCTGAGATTTTAATCATAGCATCGAGTGCATATTGTTTAGCTTCTTGAGAAATTTCTCTAATTCGTTTATTCATTCTTTAATTCCAAAATGCTTTAATAAATCTTCACAATGCTCGCCTTGTCTGGACTCCCAATAGTCTATTCTTTGAGCACATTCTTTTACTAACAACTCAGCGAACTTTGCATAGTGCATTTCTAAATGTTCTGCATACGTTACCACATGGTCTCTTTCTACCGTTTCGAGATTGTGATTCACAATCTCCCATGCCTCTTTTCTAAGTCGTTTAATTCGTTCGTTCATTTAGAATTTCTCCATTTTTTGTAATGATAACTAGCCGCTACACATATACCTGGAATAAGTCCAATGACAAACCCAATAATTAGATAGTTCATTCTTTAATTCCAAATTCTTCCATAATTGATGTTTTGATACTTTGTGCCTTGATCCACATTCCGGTATCATGTTCATCATACTCATCATCATTAAATTCATGTTCACAAAATTTAATACATTCCCGAACAATGAATTCGGCAAACTTGGCCAATTCATTGTGTGTAATGGTTGTATGTGTAGATAGGTCTGGTTCTAATCCAACGGTTGCTTCATTCAATAGTTGCCGAATTCGTTCATTCATTGTTGTTCCTCAAATGCGTCTTTAAGACGTTTGACTTCTACCGAATCTTCAAAGCAAAGACAGTACTGAAACTGATACTTTGTCTCGTCTATCGGTAGACCATCGAAGTCCCTACAGAAATGTTTATATTTACCGGTCAACGGGGCTCCGTATTCTTTGATAGCATCTATGTCTAGTTCACTCATATTAAATATCGACTCCCGTTTTGACCTGGTTCATTACTGCCTGTACATTCATAGTTGTGGTCAGTTGCTTTCGGACACCTTTTGTTACCACAAACTGGACACACAATCATTCTGGAGAATGTTTCGAATACATCACGTTCCTTTGTGCAGTAATAACAACCACACAGAGATTTTGACAAAGACTTATTGCGAATCTTTACAAACTCGTCATACTTTTCTTTGGTGCCTTCACTATAACCACCGTCACCTGCATGGATATCGGCACCTGCTTTAATATTTTCGTTCATGTTATTCCTACATGTCCTGGGCAATCGAGACAATAAACGAAAAACAGATAGACATAAACGTAAATAGAGCAACATTTTCTCCTCTATAGTTAAAATCGTATCCCGAAAGCCATGCTAAAAAAGCACAGGACGCTAAAGCACCAAAAAACATTTTCTTATTCATTATAATACCACTCCGCTATCGGAATCATCCTGTAAAAGTTTAAGAATTTCTTGTTCGAGGTACACAGTGCCATAGTAATCATTCAAACGATTAGTGGCAAGTATGTAATTTCTACCGATTGTAGCACATTCTTTGATGATAAGTTCGGCTAGAATGTAATCATAGACACCACGTGTTTCATTACATTTACGGTCGGCTTCTCGTATAATATCTTTGAGTCTTGGACTTACTTGGTTCATTTTAATATCATTATCTTTAGATTGCAACATAACTATTTTACAAACATAGAAGATCCTACTTTGTCCCGTATGATTTTATTGAGTTCTTTGACTATATCTTCAAGTTCGCCTACTTTATTGATACCGACTCCACCATTAGATACTGGGAGTGCTGTTCCGATTGTTGTTCCAATTGAAGTAGCGTGTATAATCTTTTCATTCGAGTCAGGTACAAAACCGACAGGCATCTTACCATTGATTGTGGCTATTCTAGCAATGATTTCATTGATATCTGTGCGGTTTCGCCAAGTACCGATGAAGACACCATGAACTTCACTCGAACCATATAATTTGTCTGCATCAATTAAGTACAACAAATTTCTTATATCTTCACCTTTGCGGTCCTTTTCGGTAATATAATTATTGTATTCATGTCTATTACCAGCAATCACCCATAATTTTTGCATTACATACCACTCCGTTTTTTGATAAATTCTTGTAGTTCAGGATCATTCTCTTGGTCTTTATCTGCTACAAACAAAGCACGATTTCTTGGGTCTGCATCAGGTGACGGTCTGGTCAGATAATACATCGCAAGAGAGTTTCGATTGAAGTTACCAGGACAAGCAATAGGTTCAGGAAGACCATGCCATGAATTCATAGTCGTGTCAAATAGGACTGCACGATTAAACTTGTTCTCAACTTTAGTTACCAGTTCTTTAGGTTTACCAGTTTCTTCGTTGTGACTCCATAATTCTAGACCACCACCCCAATTAGGTTGCCAGTTCGGTGTCATATAGATGATGATATTGAACTTTCTTTCTAGTTTCAGTTTAGGATGAATAGAATAGTCTTTATGAATGTTCAGATAACCACCAGGACTATGTGAGTGCATACCACCACCATGAAGACCGTAGTCAGGATAGATTTCCTGCAATCCTGTGATTTCGGTAAGTTTGTCTACCCACCATGGTGAACACAGATAACTGAGTGCAGTATAGATAGATGCCGGAAACTTGTCCCAATGATTAGAGGTCTTCTTGTCTTCAATCGCATTAAGATAGTGAGCAGTCCATGCATCAGACTCGTAATCGGGAAATTCCTTTGCTATCAGCTTGGCATTTTCTTCACCAAAGAAGTCATCCATAATTAGATGGCTAAATGGTTGAGCCTCTTTAAACTGTTTTTGTAGATTTGATGTCATTATTAGCTACCACTTCAGTTGGCATTTTTTCTTCTTCAAAATTGTAAAGTCTAAACAACTGTACCGATTTCCAGTATTTGGTGTACAGATGATTAATCAAAAGTGCCGCTAATGCTATAACGACAATACCCAAAGATACCAAAATGGCACCGACTAAAAACAATCCGTAATATTCCAAATCCATAATTACTCCTTAATACTATTATTTGCTAGTTCTTGTTTGTCAAAGATAGAAACTAATCTTTCATCATTATACACGTTTTCTACTTCTGTGTCAACCTTTTTTTCTTTTTTGCCGAAAATAGCATCCCAGTTGTTTTCGAATGTTTTTGAATCAACACTCAAAGGTCTTCTACTAGAACCTTTACCACCATCACTCATTCTTATTCTCCATATAATATTTGTACATCTTAACTAAGTGAGCAAACTGTAATGGGTGATGTTCCGGATGAGGAACTGTACCACCACGGAACTCTACCAGTTTGTTATAAAACTCTAAAATTTGTTCGTCTGTCATTGATTTGAAATATAAAACTATTATATATATTAGTATAAACACTAATAGGGGTTAACATGAATATCATTAAAGCATTTAGATTTATTCGCCAACGTATGCAACAATCTGAACTAGAATTATATATTGAAGCTAGAAAGCCATCCACAGCGGCCGATGTTGAAAGACTCACAAGAGAATTCCAACAAAGACAGATGTTTCGCAATTTCGCTTAAAATTCAATAGAAGACCAAGTCTTCAACCTTGTCATCTTTTCCTGAATATACTTCGTCAGATTATCTTCGTTGATAATCTTTTTATCCGTAAGTATAGAAATCATGGCTAACAGGTCACCGATTTCTTCCTCAAGTCTTTGAATATTGGTAACACCATTATACTCGGAATTAATACCGAATCTAAAGATTTTAGAAATTGCTTGGGTGACCTCTGCACACTCCTCTTGAGTGATGCAGAAAATCTCCTTTTGTTCTTTTGTTAAATCACTCACAGATTTTCCTTAAGTAATACTTTTTCATTAATCGGTTGTTCTTTGATATATTGCTCAGAGAACTTTACCGCATCCTCATAGTCCCTGATGACGGACATTTTGACGACCTTATCATTCTCTAATAATTTAACAACCCATCCATCATTTACTTGTTCAATAAGTGTTGAGCGCATTTTATCTCCTATGCAATTAAGTTAATGAATCGGTTAAGAACAACACGATTCGACATTTTATTGGTATTGTGCTTTATGAAGGCAGATGCAATACCACGGCGAGTTGCATTTTCAGCAACTTCGAAAGTTTCTTCTTCAAAATCATCGTCTGGGTTCTCACGACTTTTCCAAGCATAAATTGAACTTTCTTCAGATTTCAACAAATAGTATTCATCATAGCCAGCAGACTTAACGATTGCAAATTTGTTTCTTCTAAAGTTTGTCTGTGCCTCTTCAAGTTGAATACCAGATTCAAAGAAGTTATTTCTGTTTCTTCTCAGTTCAGAAGAAGACAACAGGTAATAACCAATCACAGTACAATCAACTGTTTCTCTCAATAATTCAATCAAACCTTTAGTCATTACACTTCGGTATGCTTGTGTAATATATACCTGTTCTTTGGTAGCTGGATGACGGATCACAGCACCATCGTACATTGGAATATTTGAAACATAACCATAGTCTCTTTGTGCCGATGTTTCCGGTTCATTCGTCCACACATGGTCGATTGCATCGGCTTCACCGTCAGTCAAAAATACGGCATGAACTTTTTGAAGTTTATACTTGTTTTTGAATTCGGGCACGATTTTCATAGCGGCAATAATAGACTCGTTCAATGGTGTAGAACCAAGAGTAAACCATTTTGGCATACGTCTAGTCATTTGACCATGCTCATCAGTCAAAGCACTATAGTTACAATAAGAGCACAAAGCGGCACATGCAGTAGTGAAATCTGAAGGACCCATTCTACTCGAAAGAATATTCAGTAATCTAAAATCACCAAGTCTCATGTCACCAATTTTAGGTTTTACTTTGTAATTCTTCGGACTACCATTATTGTAATCATCAGAAAGATTATTGGAAAAAGCATACACTTCGTAAGGTATCGAAACTTTACGGCAGAATAATACTAAGTTAAACAATTGCTTAACAGTACCTTTCAAGTGATTTTGCATAGAACCGGACCAGTCGATGAACATAACTAAACCGTGTGATTTGCCATTTGGTACAACTGTGATTCTTTTGAAGAGGTCTTCAGAGAAACCGTATGAGTAGATTTTACTCATATTCAATTCACCGGTTTTGGCAACAGATGCACGTTTCATTTGTTCTGCATTTTTACGCATCTCAAATTCTTTTACAAGATAAGAAACAATCTTCTCAGATTCTTTGCGTAATTTTTGGAAACCTTGTTGGTCTAATGTACCTTCATCCTCTACGAACTTGGCATACAATTCTTTGAAATCTAATATGGCTTTTTTAGTATCGATATTAGGAACATTCATGTATGTCAAATTTCTTGATTTTTGGTCGAGAAGACGATTTTCGTTTCTACGATAGGCTTCATCGGTAAAAGATTTTACTTCGGAATCGGCATCTTCAACTTCCGAAACATCATCGCCAAAATCTTCAAAATCATCCAATTCGAATGGATCATCACCATGATCCATTTCCATGTCATCTTCATTTTCACCGGTTGCGTCTTTTTTAGATAAAACTTTTCGTTTCTCTTCTTCACGCTTTTCTTCGGCTTGTTTTTTCATAAACTCTTGAATACGTTTAGCAACATCAATAACTTCTTCATACGTTTCAGTATTTTGAACTTCATTCAACAATTCTTTTTCTTCATCATTGAATTTGATAAGAAGTTGAGCACCGCCTTTTGAGTGCATATTGATACGGTCGATGAAATTCAGTTGATTGAGGTCTTTGCCGTTAGTATCAAAGAAATTACGGTCAAGCAATTCATTGTATGCTTTTAAGAATGAGCCTCTAAGACCAGGAAATTTAGATTGAATTTTCTTTTCAATACGAACATCTTCCACGATATTAAGAATGCCTGAATTGACAGTTTTAGATTCGATAGCGGCTTTCATGCCATCTAAAGGAGTATAGAGTGCATGACCAACTTCATGTCCTGTGAATAAGTCGTAAAGTTCAATAGAAAGTTTTTTATCTAGGATTGGAATCGTCAAAATACGATTCTTAACATCAAAGGAAGCAGTGGAACACTTACGTTCTTCAACGAGAAGGTTCTCAGTAGCCATCAGTTTAGCTAAAAGTGATTTTGATTGAATTAATTGCATAACATTCCTATAAGTAAGACTCTATTATAGCAGAAATAGCCCAAAGGTCAAGTACTTTGTATGTTTGCCGCAACATCTTTCTTTTTTAATACTAAAGATTGACCTTCTTTATTGATTTCTATCTCATCTCCTTCTTGCCATCCTGCTTCCGCAATGATTTCATCCGGAATTTTGAACAAAATCTCATCAGGATTGCCAGGAATGTCCTCGAAAAGGTCTTCTACATCATAAATTCTAGAAAAATTGGGCTTTTCAATACTTTTTCCCCATGCTGTCATCACTTTGTCGAGAGATTTGTGGTCAATTTTCATAATTTTCTTTCAATTTTAAGGGATGCTTAGGTTTTCGAGTGTATTTTACCTCAATTTTATGAGGTTGCATAGGTTTTATCGGTGTTCGACAATGTGGACGTTGTAAATTTACAACAAAAGTTTCTTTTTTCTTCATTTTATCGTCTCATACTTGAAATTGCTACGGCTTCTTCATTGTTGAACACAGGAACGGCATTGGATTTGTGCATTGTAGCGATACCCATGACCTTTGTGCCTGTATAAACTTTAGCAGGTGCTTTGGTTGCAACGGCTAAACCGGAATTTAGTGATGGATGACGAACGGACTCACCTCTTGGTGACGTGGATAGTTTGTAAACGTATTTTTCGGTTTTCATAACAACTTTTTTCTCAGGTGTGTGGGATTTTAACCACGATTCATATTGTTCACGTACCGCTTTTGGCAGTTTGTGCTTCTTTGTCTTTTTAAAACTAGGATGTATAATCATTTCGACCTCCAGAATTACAATTCTATCACATCTGTGGAGGTTTGTCAAGGTAAATGTTGTATTAATGCAACGGTTTTCTATTTCTAGGCTTTATCGATATTGACTCCTGTCCGGCATAATCCATGTCAGCAAAATGCTTGAAATTTTTATTTTGCTTATTCTTTTTACGGTTTCTTTGATACTCATTGTAATCCTCTAAAGTATCTCGATCCTTACGAAACTTACCTACAAATTTTGACACCTAATTTTCCCCTTTACGGTAACATATTTGGAAATGCTTGTTTTACAAACTTATAATTTAAACCTTTAACACCTTGATCCTTGTTAAAGATACCAATAATAACCTCAGCATCACGAGGTTCTAAAGATTCTAAAAGTTGAATTAATAATTCATTTTGTTTCTTTGGGGTTAGTGCATTTGCAGTAGGATCACCTTCCCTAAACATGTATAATTTTTTAATCTTATTGCTTATTGTATCGTAAGTCAAACCAGGTAACTGGTCTGTCGGTATTTTGTAGTCACTAGGTAACTCTGTTATTTTCCATCGAAATTCCGGATGAAAGGTCATCTTCAAAACCTCAACGAGTGTACCGCTTAAGTTTTTACCAATAATATCCATTCGTTCCTGATGTGTTTTTGCTTTCTCAAATTCATCAAAAATTTCATATATGTTTTTCGTAGCCATTAAAATTCCTCTATTACATCCATTAAGTTAGTCAGTCTCTTTTCTATAAAGTAAGAGAACATTTTTTGTCTTGATTGTGGCTTTACTGTATTATACTCTGCCATAATCTTTTCTTTCAAATCCTTAGGTATGTATCTAAAATCAATTAGTTGACGATTTCTTTCAAAACCTTTCTTAGCAGTATCATCAGACCAATCTTCATGTGGTGTGTCTAATAATAATGTAAGATTAGCCTCTGTTAGAGCCTTTTGTCTGCCACCAGATACAAACGTATCACCAGGTGATAGAACGTTCGGTATACCGTCACCTTTGTCACCTTGAATGACTTTTAGTTTTAAGTCTTTGATTGGTGTCTCAGATACTAAGAATTTTTTAGTTGCAGGATTATATTGTGTGACGTTCTTAAACATTTGAAGTTGTAAGAAGTCATTGTCACTAGATAATACTAGAACTTTTTCTTTGTTCGGGTTTGTGCTTTCGGCAAGAGTTGCAATAATATCATCGGCTTCTGCACCCTCAACGTCAATGACCTTGTAAGGCATATTTTGCTTAATCTCTTCTTTGAATTTAGTTAGCATATCAAATATGTAATGCCAATCTAATTTAGATTTTTCTCTGCTTTTTTTACGGCTTGCTTTGTAGAATTCAAAGACTTCTTTACGCCAGTATTTTCTATTATCACAACAGATAATAACTTCACCGTATTTGTTTTTGAATTTCTTAACGTGAGAACGTATGATATTCAAAACGATATGCCTAAACATCTCTTCTGGCATATCGAACTTTTTCTTTTGGTCAATTTGCGCCATTAAACCTGATAGCACAACTTGGTTAATATCAATTAAAATCATATAATCTTTCGGTAGTTACATGTATGATTCTAACATAATTTTTCAAGGCTGTCAAATAAATCTTCAATTATTTCGGTAGATTTTGTGGTTCTTCTAGCAACCACACCAAACCAATCATCCGGTATAAGTGTTGAAATGTACTCTCTTGGCTCTGAAAGTATAGCATCAAAGCGTTCCAGGTTAGTTATCATTCCTTCATCGTTGTATTTAAACAACATAACAGTCCATGATGGTCCTACCGATGTGCGGTCAATCTCTTCACCTTTATCGAGATATGTCTCACCTCGAACTGTCATAGCATTTTCGTGTTCGTCATTTGGAATGAAAAACAGCAAATCAAAATTCTCAACTAGTTTTAGATAGTCCAGCATTATATTCCTTAATATGTGACTTTCTTACCCTTACCATAATCCATGTATTGTAATAGTCATCACTTTCAAGTGCGCCTTTTATAAACTGTTCTTTAGCTTCGAGATATCCACATTCACCTTTTGATTTGCAAAGGTAGATAATCTCTCGACTAAAGTTTTCTTGGCCCAATTGTAACACATCTTTGGTCACCTCGGCACTACTCCCGTAGTAAGTTTGCCAGTCCGAGGATACCTTAAACTTTTTCTTCTTCCCCTTTACTACTTTTGTTTTAGAGGAGTAGAAGAATTTCTTTCCAATGTATTTCCTGCCGGTTAATGTATTGGTTATTAGATACACGAAGCCATAATTGTCACCAATCATTTCCTCGGTAAAATCTTTACCATCATATTGCCACAAGTTTTGAATTAATTCCAAAGGTCATCACCATGGCGCCAGGGAGATTTTCCTTTACCTTCTTTGGAAATGTTGTGTTTTTTTCTTAATTTTTTAGCTTCTTTTTTTGCTGACATATCAAGGCCTAATCCTCGGGCATCATGGAGAACACCGCCCGCTTTATGTATTAATTCGGAATGTTTATGCATATCCGAAGCTACTTCAGAACCATAGTGTTTTAAAACATCATTATGTGTTTTTTTAGCAGTGGCTTTGTGTTTATCTTCATCTGTATAATGTCCCGATTCACCCATATGATGATATTCAGCGTGTTTTGCCCATAATTTTGAAAGATCCTTATCAGTTTCTTCCTGTAAAATTTCTTCGCCTAAAAGTGTTTTTATGATGGTAGTTCTTAGATCCATGATATTTCTCCTCTATAATTAAACTTATGTTTCTGAACCGATACATTCTTTAATGGGGAAGTATCGTATATTCATATATTTATCTATTCAAATTTACGACAAGTATCACGTATATAAGTATAAACTTAAAGATTAATCCCAATCGTCTGTGTCCAATTCATCTTCATCATCCCCTATATAGTCTTCCGTGATGGCTTCAATGGTTTCGCCGCAGAATGGGCAATATTCCGGCAACTCTTCCGATACAATTTCTTCAACAAAAGCAATTGTATAATGAGATTCACAACTGCTACATTCTCCGGTTACTTGTCTTTCCATTTTATTTCCTTATTATTATTTTAATGTGCCCACACATCTTTCCATTGTCCTTTCAAAGCACCTTTCGCATAGTCAGTTGCTCTGTTCTCGAAGAAGTTGGTGTGTGTAGGTGCGTTAATCATCTCTTCTACCCAAGGTAGGGGATTACGTTTAACTTTGAAAACACCTTTTAGACCTAAAGAGATTAGTCTACGGTCTGCAATATAACGAATATACTTCTTAACGTCTTCTGAAGTTAAATCTTCCATAGGTCCCATTTCAAAAGCCAAGTCGATAAACTTGTCTTCTAACTGTACCATTTTTTCCGCAATTGTATATATCTCACCTTTGAGTTCATCATTCCAAACTGCTTGATTCTCATGTATAAATGTTCTAAACAGTTTAATCATGTTCTCTGTATGTTGAGTTTCGTCTACAATCGACCATGTGACGATTTGTCCCATACCCTTCATCTTGCCGTGTCTTGGGAAGTTTAAGAGCATAATGAACGAACTGAACAGTTGCATACCCTCTGTAAATGCAGAGAACATAGCAATGTTTCTTGCAGTTGTTGCTGTATTAACAATACCGTTTGATTGTGCTAACAAATACTCATGCTTTTCTTTCATAGCGGCATATTCCATGAATTCATTATATGTTGTATCCGGTAAACCTAAAGTTTCAATCAAATGAGAATAAGCCGCAACGTGTAATGCTTCTCTTGCCGCAAATCCTAAAAGCATCATACGAACTTCTGGTTGTGCAAAATGTGGCAGATAATTCTTTACATAACCACCAGCAACGTCAATGTCACCTTGAGTAAAGAATCTGAAGATGTGCGTTAAGAATTTCTTTTCTTCTGCGGTGAGTTTCTTTTTCCAATCTTTCTCATCTTCCATCATCGGCACTTCAGTATGTAACCAATGCGATTGCTCATGTTTCAACCAGGCTTCATAAGCCCAAGGATAACTGAATGGTTTAAATGAATCTCTTGTGTCTGTTAAATTTGTACCAACTTTTTTAATCATTCGCCCGCCCATTCTTTAATTTGTTTAGGAGTTTTAAGTCCAACTAACCGGCTAATTTCTTTACCGTCTTTCAACATAATCATTGTAGGTAAATTACGAACACCATGTTCTGTTGCAAGGATGTTATCGGACTCAATGTCAATAACTTCTAGAGGAGTTTTTAAATCTGCTCGTTTTAAGTTCTCGGTTAACTGTACACATGGTTTGCACCATTCTGCTGTAAATCTTAATATTTTTTTCATTTTTTTGTTGTTGTTTCTTGTTGTTCTATACTCGGTGGGAAATAAGGATCGATTACATAATGCTCTGCACCCCACCACCCTATACACGTTACAAATCCAGCGAATAGCAAATCAATCACTATCATTTTATCTCCATAAGTTCGTTTACTACATCCAGTAGTAGGTCATGTTGTATACCTCCATGATACTTACCTTTCATATAAGAATAACTATCATACCAAAATTCTTCACTCTCAGGATGGCAACCTATTAAAGCAAGATTCTTTTGTTTTATGGCCATAGGCATACCGCTGTTTGTGTATGTAGCAAGTGTTTGAAACTCACCATCACCAACAAAC